CACAGGCAAAGCAATGGCTTGGGAGCAGAAGGACGCCGTAGGGGACACTGTAGTGTACCTCTTCGTAGCAGTCGATCCTGTTCTTGCTGCTGCTGAGCCTGACATCGAAATTTTCGATTCACCCGACGAGATATCTAACGCGGCCTCCACCTGGACCTTTGGCCGCTTGCGTGACGGTGACACCACCCACGGACTCTTCCGTTACCTCCGCTCCCGTTACCCACACGTAACGACCGACGAGCTGGCTAGTGCCGGCAAGTCGGCCTTGCCAGTGGGGAAGGCTGAGCTGGAGGTCCAGAAGTCCGTGGCTAATGCCTACTGGAACCCTCTATCCCGGATCTATGAGTTCAACCACGACTACTATTTCAGTAAGTTCGCGGCGGCCGACAGGATCAAGTCTTTCGCTTTAGGACATAAAGTACTCACCACCAGCCTGCTGGTGGCTGGCTCTATTGTCCTAGTGATGCCTGTATTCCTGTTGCGGTCCGCAGCCTACGGGGGCCTAGCGATGGCCTCCGGACTGCTCACCGCCACGCGCTTCCGGCTTGAACACTGGCGACCGGGACAGGCGTCCGCATACCCTCCTCTCTTAGAGGAGGGCTTCAAGACCCTCGTCGGCCTTGCAACTGGGAGACCATTGGCCTCGGCGCTCTTCGGAGTGTTCGAGTTCCTACACCTAGGCCCGTGCTGGGCAGGCGCACCCGCGCTAGCCATGCACATAGCCACTGGTTTCCTACCGCTACCTGCAGCCATACTGGTGCACTATGCTTTTAATAGCACCGCTGATCCCCGACCGGCTTCGGTTTGTGAGGGACTCGAGGAGACCATGGACGGAATTGGTGGAAGCTTTCGCTTCCGCCACATCCTAGATGTCTGCTACGGCCCCACAACCCCGACCCCGATTGTCGAGTGCCGAATCAGCGAGCACGTGTGCACCGAGCGCGTCGCGCTAACCCGCTGCGGGCCCGCCATCCCTGGCTACCGTCCGGTAGTTTGGAGAGTGTGCCACCACAACGTTCTGGCAGCAGTCCGGCTCAGGCATTACTTATTACCCACTACTAGTAGGGGTGACGAGGAAGTCTGGGCTCAGTACTGCCAATCGTTCTTATGGAGGTACGCCGACCAGCTACTGTCCGTGGTTCCAACGTGCTTCCCAGCATGGCGCGACCACTTCGCCCAGGGAGCCAAACGGCGCGCGGTGCAGAATGAATTCGATGTATCCTTCGGCAGCTATGAAGCCGGTTCCAACCGACTCAACGCGTTCGTCAAACGCGAAAAGCTGCTCCTTCTTAATGACGGCGTCTTCACCCGGAAGGCTCCCCGCCTCATCCAGGGCATGTCCCAAGCATTCACCAATGCTTTTGGACCCTATGCCCACAGCCTGTCCAAATGGCTAAACGAGGCGTGGGACGGCTCACACCAGGTTCACCCTGGTGTGTACGCCGTTTACACTTCCGGCCTGACCGCCGAGACCCTGG